CATGGAGAAGACGCAATGCCTAGTAACTACTTACCAACCTCATACCAAGAATTTATACATCTTTCTAGATACTCACGATGGTTACCTGCTGAAGGTCGCAGAGAAACATGGAATGAAACTGTAACAAGATATTTTGATTTTTTTACAGAGCATGTAAAAGAAATGTGTGAATATGATATCACTGATAAAACTAGAAATGAACTTGAGGTAGCAGTACTAGGTCAGCGTGTTATGCCGTCTATGAGGTGTCTTATGACTGCTGGGGAGGCATTGAAGCGAGAAAACATCGCTGGGTACAACTGCTCATATGTTTCGGTAAGTCGTATTCAAGCGTTCGATGAAATCCTTTATATTCTTATGAATGGTACTGGTGTTGGTTTTTCTGTGGAACGTCAATTTGTAGTAGAACTTCCAAAGGTTGCTGAAGAGTTTCATTCTAGTGATACAGTTATTACTGTTGCTGATAGTAAAATGGGTTGGGCAAGGGCATTTAAAGAACTGATGGGTATGTTGTATATTGGTCTAATTCCTAAGTGGGACTTATCAAAAATACGTCCTTCTGGAGCTCCGCTTAAAACATTTGGTGGTCGTGCTTCAGGCCCAGCCCCTTTAGAGAATCTTTTTAATTTTACAACTAACATACTCAAAGGTGCAGCTGGTAGAAAATTGACTTCATTAGAATGTCACGATATTGTATGTAAGATTGCAGAAGTAGTTGTTGTTGGTGGTGTTCGTAGGTCTGCTTTAATTAGTTTATCTAATCTATCTGATGATCGTATGCGTCATGCTAAATCAGGTCAATGGTGGGAACAGAATCCACAAAGGGCTCTTGCAAACAACTCAGCTGCATATACAGAAAAACCAGACATGGGTATCTTCATGGATGAGTGGAAAGCTCTATATGATTCGAAGTCTGGTGAAAGAGGTATCTTTAATCGTGCAAGTGCCAATCGTATGGCTGACATGAGCGGTCGTAGGGTTACTGAAGGACAAGAGTTTGGTACGAATCCATGCAGCGAGATTATTTTGCGTGATAGAGAATTTTGCAATTTAAGCGAAGTTGTAGTAAGACCAGAAGACACAAAGGAGTCTCTTTTAGACAAAGTACGTCTTGCAACGATTCTGGGAAGTTTTCAATCTACTCTTACTAATTTCAAGTATGTATCTGCAGCATGGAAAAAGAATTGTTCAGAGGAAAGACTTCTTGGTGTTTCACTAACAGGTATTATGGACAATTCCCTTACAAATGGTAAAGCAAAAGGACTTGAAAATTTACTGGAAGACCTTAAAGCTCAGGCGGTTAAGGTAAACAAAGAATGGTCAAAGAAACTAGGTATAAACCAATCTGTTGCTATTACTTGCGTCAAGCCCTCAGGTACAGTAAGTCAGCTGGTTGATGCGGCTAGTGGTATTCATGCAAGACACAATCCTTACTATGTTCGTACTGTTCGTGGTGATAAGAAAGACCCACTAACAATGATGATGACAGATATGGGTTTCCCTGTAGAAGATGATGTAATGAATCCTTCAAATACAGCTGTGTTTTCTTTTCCTATGAAGGTGGATAAGGGTGCTGTATTTAGAACAGATATGAATGCTATTGAGCAGTTAGAGTTATGGTTAACTTATCAGAAACATTGGTGTGAGCACAAACCATCTGTTACAATTTCTGTAAAAGAAGATGAATGGATGGAAGTTGGCTCGTGGGTTTACAAAAATTTTGATTGGATGAGTGGTGTATCATTCTTACCATTTAGTGAACATTCATATCAACAAGCACCTTATCAAGATACAGATAAAGCAGGTTATGAGTTTCTACTAAAACAGATGCCAAAACAAGTAGATTGGGCAAAACTTTCTGAATATGAAACTCAAGATATGACAGTAGGTGCACAAGAATTAGCTTGTGTGGCTGGTGCGTGTGAAATAGTATGAAGCTTATTGTATGTGAATCATGTGAGGCTGAATTTAATATAAAGCATCACTTAGAACCCCGACTATATAAGATAGAGTTCTGTCCTTTTTGTGGGGACGAACTAAACGAAGAGCTCGAAGATGAGCTGGAAGACGAAAACTACGGAGAGGACTACGATGAGTAAATGTCAAGAATGTGGACATGATTGTCATTGTAATGGAGAGTGTGGTTACGTTGATTGGTGTGGTTGTGAAGACTGCAAATGTGAAAGTATAAAACAGGATGAAAACATCATCAGCTAAAGCTAAAGGTAGACGATTCCAGCAATGGGTTCGTGACCAACTGATTGAGAAACTTGAAGTGCATCCAGAAGATGTGGAATCTAGAAGCATGGGCGCTGGTGGGGAAGACCTCATCATGGCTCGTGCTGCTAGAGAAAAGTTTCCATATTCAATTGAATGTAAAAATCAAGAAAGTTTGAACGTATGGAAATCATACGAGCAAGCAGAGTCTAACTCTGGCAAATATGAGCCAGTAGTTTTTATTAAACGCAATAATCAAAAACCTTTGGTTGTTGTTGATGCAGAATATTTTGTGGGGTTACATGAACGAGTGGATTGAGCAGTATAAACAATATCATAAAGAACATAATGATTATGGCAATGGTGGTGGATTAAAGTTTTATTTACAACACATAGTAGATTTAATACAAGATACTAAATCAGAGAGTCTATTAGATTTTGGGTGTGGTAAAGCAGAAGGTTATTTAGAACATAATCATCATAAACATTGGGGCAATATAATGCCTTCTCTTTATGATCCAGCTATTTCAAAATATGAAATTTTACCAGATGGTAAATTTGATGGAGTTATATCATTTGACGTATTAGAACATATTCCAAAAGAACAACTTCCAGAAACTTTTGATAAGATATTCTCTAAAGCAAATAAGTTCGTATTTCTTGGTATTGCAACTGCACCAGCTGATGCAGTACTACCTAATGGTCAAAATGCACATTGCACAGTAGAACCTATTGGGTGGTGGGAGTCTATGGTAGAAAAATATGCTCCAAAAAGAGTGTACACACACATAAAGACTTCTGGTAACTGTAATAACTATTCTATTCTAAATGAAGAGTTATATATGGACTTTTTCCTAAATAATCTAAATATTAATGAAAAGAGCCCTTGACATTACTAATAAAGTATGTTAAAGTATAGTATAATAATAACGGAGATAGATATGATTGAAGTATTAACAGCATTTTGTATTACAGCTGTTGCTTGTATTGCAACTTATTTTTGGGGTAAAGCTCAGACTAATGTAAATGTTATTGCCGATAAACTTTTAGACACTCTTAAAAATGGTGGATACATAAAAACTAAGTTAGATAAAAATGGTGAAATGGAATTAATAAAATTGAAGGACTTAAATTAAGTGAAAAAAGACAGAGAAAAATCTGGTTTAACTGTGGATGTTCGTAATAACGATATTAATGGTGCCCTGCGTGTGTTGAAAAAACGTATGCAATCTGAGGGTATATTTAATGAAATGCGCGAACGTACCCATTACACTGCAAAAAGTGAAAAGCGCAGACTTGCTAAAGCTGCCGGCAGACGTAGATGGTTAAAGAAGGTAAGTGAAAAAGAAACTACAGAAGGAAAGTAAAATGGCTAGAAAAAAGATTGTAGCTAGTACTGAAAATAATAGTTGGGTGGCACCAAAGGTTCGTAAAAAACGTAAACCTATGACTGAAGAGCAACGTGCTGCTGCAGCTGAAAGACTCGAAAAGGCACGTGCAGCTAAAGCACCAGCTAAGAACGATTCTGTATGTCAGTATGTTCTTGATAGAGGAGATGAACATCCACTATCAGCAAAAAAAGTAAAGACATGGATTAAAACACAAAAATCTTTAGCCGCAACATATAGATCAGAAGTTCGTAGGGACGTAAAAGGTTCACATACAAAACTAGCTGATAGTGTAGGTTACGTTAGACATATGCAACATTACTTAAAACATGGTGATTGGATCAACAATTACTATGGTGAGTACGAAGAAAAGAGGGTACAGTGGAAGACGACACATCCAGCGGGGTAAGTAATGTTGTTAAGGGCCCATGGTCTAGAGCAAGAGTTGTAGACCCAAATGAAACTGATCAACTTACTGATGATATGGTATTTATAGATGAAGTTGCTGAAAGTATTATGATTCCTACAATACATAATCTTGCAGAAAATGGTGTAGATATAAAGGATGGAGACTTTATATCTGAAATTGGGTTTTTAAATGAAATAATAAAATCTATTATGTATAGAGCATTAAGTTATCAACACCCGATGCATCAGCTGATGCACTTTGTAATGAAAGTAGAAACTGAAAATCCACTTCATACCTATGCAAAGTTTGACTATGAGATGTTGGGTAAATTAATTCAAACAACACATGATGAAAAAAACGATTCAGGAGATGAACCAGCGTGATAATAATTGATATGAATCAAATCTCATTAGCCAGTCTAATGATGCATTTAAATATAACAAAAGCAAAAGAACCTGATGAGAGTATGGTAAGACATATGATACTTAATTCGGTTCGTATGTATAGAACAATGTTTAGTGAAGAGTATGGTGAAGTAATTCTTACTTATGATTCTAAACATTATTGGAGAAGAGACTTCTTTCCTCAATACAAATCAAATCGTAAAAAGAACAGAGATGCTGATAGTAAAGATTGGAATGCTATCTTCGAAATTCTAAACAAAATTAAAGCAGAGATCAAAGATAATCTTCCATATAAATTTCTAGAAGTTTATGGTGCGGAAGCTGATGATATCATTGCTACACTGTGTAAGTTTTCTCAAACAGAAAAAGATCGTAGTAAGAATGAAAAAATTATTATCGTATCTGGTGATAAAGATTTTATTCAATTGCAAAGATATGTGAATGTAAAACAATATAGTCCTATTCTTAAAAAGTATGTAGATGGTCATGTTCCAGAAACCTATATAAAAGAACATATACTTAAAGGCGACACTAGTGATGGAGTACCTAATGTTCTATCACCTGACAATACATTTACGGATGGATTAAGACAAAGACCTTTAGGGAAGAAAAAGATTGAGACTTGGTTGGATATAGATATTAATGATTTACAAGATGAAGTCAAAAGAAATTACCAAAGAAATGAGAAACTCATTGACTTGAGTAAAATACCGAATGAATTGGAAAGTGAGATACTAACAGAATTTCATGGAGCTCCATTTGGTGACAGAAGTAAACTACTAAATTATTTTATAAAATCAAGATTGAGAAATCTTACTGAAACAATTGGAGAATTTTAAAATGGCATACCAAACTTATACACCACTTTTTTCTGAGGTACTTGACAGAGTACACAAAGCAAAAACTAAAGATCAAAAGGTAAAAATCCTTAGAGAGCATAATACTGATGCATTACGCATGATACTCAAGGCAGGATTTGATCCAAAAATTGAATGGGTAATCCCAGAAGGTAAAGTTCCTTACACACCTAATGAATCACCAGAAGGAACAGAACACACTATGTTGGCTATGGAAGCAAAAAAGTTGTGGCACTTCATTAAAGGTGCAGATAGGCAAACCAAACAACACCAGAAAGAATCAATGTTTTTTCAAATGTTAGAAGGTTTGCATGCAAACGAAGCAGAACTTGTTATTGCTGCTAAGGATAAGAAACTACATCAAATGTATAAAGGTTTATCTTCTAATGTGGTAAGAGAAGCATTTGGTTGGGATGAAGAATTTGTAGTTCCAAAACCAGATGTATATCCAGCATCTCCTGGCATGGCATCTGGTGCTGATAGGTGATTATAAACCCTATTCAATGACCATCAATGTAGAACGAA